TTCACAAGTAAAGTTGGCAACCAAATGATGACATACTTTGATATGGACGCACAAGGTTATAGAACTGCTAAAGGCAGTTGGACTGTGAGGTTTTAATGTCTGGACCGATGATGATGGCACTAACCATATTTTATGTGTTAGGCTTAACAATAGTAGGTTTCCTTGCATACTTAGGTATCAAGGGAACTAATGAGGCAATAGACTTTCAAAATAGGAGAGATAAATAATGACACAATTAAATGATGAACATCTAGAACTACACAGCCAGAACAAAGCTGAGAGATACGAGCGACAGAAAATCAAGTTCCTAGAAGATAGGATATCAACACTAGAGAAAGCATTGGAAAGCCATAGCAAAATCTTGGCTAGGTTTCAAATGACCGAGAACAAAGATGATATAGAAATATATGAAACTGTCGGTGGTGGTTTTGATTTTGATGAGGAGAAAAAATCATGAGTAGCTTTAATTGGTGCCATGGTCCCGGTTGCCACAAATCCCACACACAAGATAGGATAAGAGGTGTCAAGGGTAGCAAGGTTCTAAGAACTAAGAAAGTTGCACAGACTCAATGGAATAGTGGAGAGAGAACAAGTATGTATTCTTATTTCTGTAGTCAAGGTTGTTACAATGACTTTGCTAATACATATGTAAGAGAGGTCATTGCATTACACCCAAGGACCGAGGCTCTTGAAACACCTGTTAGTATAGAAAAGGTAGAGTCAACAACTTATGGTGGTCATAAGTATATGGAAACTAAGATATTAAGTAGTTGACAATGGCTGAGGGATAGTGTAGGATATAGATATATTAACTTATACAGGAGAACACATGAACCAACCACAAACAAAAATAGCCGACACAGTAATGCCAACAGGTTACACGTTCCAACAGGAACTATTACTTCAAGCATTAGAGAGACAAGCAACAACAGGTATGTTGATGACAAATCCTAGAGTAACAGGCTTTACATCATTTGCAAAAGCGGTCCTTAATTTCTTAGATGATAAGAAAGCGCCAAAGACTTGCAAGAACTTATATGCATACTTAGTTAAGCAAGGTGCATATACTGGCATACATGAGTTCAGTTATAGTAAACGATAACACTTGATAGCCTATCCTATTAATGATAGGATAGGCTATAACAAACATACAGGAGAACACATGGACACAATGATTAAAGCAACTAACCCTTACTCGAATGAGTCAACGATGTTAACACCAACAGAACACAAGTTATACATTGAGATCAAGCAAGCAGAGTTCGATGAGGATTACAATGCAATGCAAAAGAAATTGTCTAAGTTCAGTAGACTGAATGCAAAAGCATTCATGGTACTACTAGACTAACCGAGTACCAACTGTGTGGTCCTGTAGGACCACACTCACCACACTCACAGGTTGTGCGGCCGCGCTCGCATTCAATAGAGGTACCAGACCCAATCTCAACGTAGCATAGACCATCGACCCCCTATACACCTTATATATAAAAGGGGTCCCACTACTTCGTATATATTGCTTGTTTTAGAGAGATAAGGCTGTTAAATTCGTTATGAACATCTAATTGATGCAAAAAAAATTATAAAAAATTTTTATGGAAATAAATAACATAGATATTAGTAAGTTACCTGCTGATATAAGAAAAGAATTTAAAACGTTGCAGGTAATGCACGCAGAGAAAAAAATTAGAAACAAAGCTAGAGGAGACTTCATGTCTTTTGTTAAGTGTGTTTGGCCCGAGTTTGTTGAGGGCTCACACCATAGACACATAGCTAAAAAATTCAACGACCTTTCTGAAGGAAAAATTAATAGACTAATTATAAATATGCCGCCTAGACATACTAAGTCTGAGTTTGCATCATTCTTACTACCCGCTTGGATGGTGGGCCGTAATCCAAAGTTAAAGATAATCCAGGCTACTCACACAGGAGAACTTGCAATACGTTTTGGTCGTAAGGCTAAGACATTGATTGATAGTGATGAGTATAGAAAAGTTTTTGAAACAAGATTAAGAGAAGATTCCCAAGCTGCCGGTAGGTGGGAAACAGCACAAGGTGGCGAGTATTTTGCTGCAGGGGTCGGCGGTGCTATAACCGGACGGGGTGCTGACTTATTAATAATTGATGATCCGCATTCGGAACAGGATGCGCTATCTGCGACCGCGATGGAATCTGCTTACGAGTGGTACACATCCGGTCCACGTCAACGTTTACAACCTGGTGGAAAAATTGTTGTAGTAATGACACGTTGGTCTACTAAAGATCTAACAGGTAAATTACTTGCTCACCAGAAAGAAGCAAAGTCAGACAAGTGGGACGTGGTCGAATTTCCAGCGCTCTTGGATACCGGAACAAAAAAAGAAAGACCGGTGTGGCCTGAGTATTGGAAGATGTCAGAATTAGAAAGTGTTAAAGCTACACTACCGGTTGGTAAGTGGAGTGCACAATGGATGCAACAACCTACATCTGAAGAAGGAGCTATTATAAAACGTGAGTGGTGGCGTAAGTGGAAACACGACTGGATACCAGATCTACACCATGTCATACAATCTTATGATACAGCATTTCTTAAAAAGGAGACTGCTGACTTTAGTGCTATCACAACATGGGGTGTGTTCTATCCCAATGAAGATTCTCCTGCTAATTTAATATTACTAGATAGTATTAAAGAAAGATTTGAGTTTCCAGAGTTAAGACGTAAAGCATTAGAGCAGTATAAATATTGGCAACCCGAGACGGTTATAGTAGAAGCTAAGGCTTCTGGACTACCTTTGACCCATGAATTGCGTCAGATGGATATACCAGTTTCTACCTTTACACCATCGCGAGGAAATGATAAACATGTAAGAGTTAATACATGTGCACCTCTCTTTGAGTCTGGAATGATCTGGGCACCAGAGCAACGATTCGCTGAAGAGGTTATAGAAGAATGCGCAGCATTCCCGCACGGTGATCATGATGACTTAGTCGATGCTATGACTATGGCTGTTATGCGATTCAGACAGGGAGGTTTTATCTCTCACCCCGAGGATTATGTGGAAGAAAAATCAGTGCCTAGAAAAAGGAATTATTATTAATGGTGTCATCAATTATTAGAAACTTTATAGCAAAAAGAATGTTTCAACAAAAAGGAGCTATAGCTAACAATAAATCTGTAGAATTTTCTGCTAATGCTTTAGAGCAAAGATTAAAAAATTTAGGTGTTGATCCAAATACAATAAAATCAGAAGGTGAATTAAATCAAATATTATCTTTTGTTAAACAAGCAGAAGACCAAGCGTTTAATCAAAAGTTTGGTAATATGTTAGGTGGTAGTAAGTTTGATCGAGTAGGTGAAGTCTTAGATATGACCGGTAAAAAACTTGACTCAAGCAGAGGTATCATGGGTGGCACACAAATAAATGAAAAAAGTTTAAAAGAAGGTTTAATGAAAACAGATAACCCCTTCTCAGATTTAGTTAAAACAACTAAAAAAGGACCTAAAACTCTTGCGGAAAGAGAAGCAGAAGTATTAGCAAGAATGAATAGAGAAAACAAAGAAGCTGTTGAGAGATTAAAAAATAAAAAAGATCCACCAGAAGAATTAGCCGGCGGCGGTGTTGCAGGATTACTGGGTGAGAGAACAGGATATGAAGGTGGTTTAAGAGCAGATGCACCTAATCCAAGAATTTTAGAATTAATGTTAAATGAAAAAATGTCTTATGAAGATGCGTTAAAAGAATTTGAAATGAGAGAGAAACAAAGACCTTACATAGAGGAAAGAATGGGAACTGGACCCGGACCAATTTTAGAAGCAGCGTCTGGTGGAATTGCAAGAACTCCATTTAAAATGGGCAAACGTGCATTCTTAAAAGCAATGGGTGCAGGTGTTGCAGGAATCGCGGGCCTTAAAACAGGATTATTTGGATTAGGTAAAAAGGCAGCCGTTAAAGAAGTTGCTAAAGAAGTAGCAACCGGTGGACCTCCTCCACATTTTTTTAAACTAGTAGCAAAAATTAAATCACTAGGTGATGATACAACTCCAAAATATGGAGCACAACCTCGAGAAAAAGTTACATCATATAAAGATTACACATTATCAGAAGAGCTGGACTCAGGTCGAACGACAATTCAAAGATTTAAACAATCGGAGGTTGACTATTATGATGAAATGTTAATGGAAGACGTTTACATGTCCCATACACCTGGAAAAGGTTTGGCCGATGAAACGACTAAAGGTAAAAATATACCAGATGAGTATGTAGAAGATACTTCGTATATGAGAACTAGCGGTCCTCAAAAAGGGGATATTCTAGATACAGTAGATGGTATTCCGAATGACATACTTGAAGAACTCGGTGAAGCTGTAGTTAAAAAAGCAAACGGTGGACGTATTGGTTATGCGGGTGGTAAAAAAGTAATTCAAAGTTTACTTAAAACTATGGCTCCTAAAAAAGCAGGAGAAGGTAAATTTACTAAAGCTGAATATCTAATTCAAAGATTAGAGAATACTATTAAAGGAAGTCCCGATGATAAATACGTTAAAGAAACTTTTCCTAATTTTATAAAAGAATTAAAAGCTAATCCAGAACTTGCTAAGAATGAAAATGTTTTTAAAGAGTTGGGTGGTGATTTACCAGAAGGCCAACAGATCGTTGTCTACGGTGATGATACATTAGATTTCTTTACACAAAAATCTGGACCAGGAAACATAGACAGACTTAAAAAACTTACGGCACAATACCCTTCTCTT